TTCCCGGTGTATTTTAATGGCAGCTATCTCAGTAACAAGAGAAAGCCAAGCCAGTAACTGGCAGAGATTCTGCGAGTGGGTTACAAGCACAAACAACAGACTATATGTAGGTTGGTTTGGTGTCTTAATGATCCCTTGCTTACTCGCTGCAACAACTTGTTTTATACTCGCCTTCATCGCAGCACCGCCTGTGGACATAGACGGCATACGTGAGCCAGTTTCCGGCTCGTTATTATACGGGAACAATATTATATCTGGAGCAGTAGTTCCAAGCTCCAATGCAATCGGACTGCACTTTTATCCTATATGGGAAGCCGGCACTTTGGACGAGTGGCTATACAATGGTGGACCATATCAACTTGTTGTCTTTCACTTCCTCATCGGTGTAGCAGCCTATGCTGGTAGACAATGGGAACTATCATACAGACTCGGAATGAGACCGTGGATCTTCGTGGCTTACACAGCTCCACTATCAGCAGCACTCGCTGTATTCTTAGTCTACCCTTTCGGACAGGGGAGTTTCAGTGATGGTATGCCTCTTGGTATTTCTGGTACTTTTAACTTCATGTTCGTATTCCAAGCAGAACACAATATCCTTATGCACCCGTTCCACATGCTCGGCGTTGCTGGGGTATTCGGTGGAGCTCTTTTCGCTGCTATGCATGGAAGTCTTGTTACTTCCTCTATCATTGCAGAGACAACAGAAGAGGTATCACAGAACTATGGTTATAAGTTTGGACAAGATGAGGAAACATATAACATCGTTGCAGCTCATGGCTACTTCGGTAGATTAATTTTCCAATATGCTTCTTTTAATAATTCTCGTAGCTTACATTTCTTTTTGGCTACTTGGCCCGTGGTTGGCATATGGCTCACCTCAATGGGTATCTGCACCATGGCTTTCAACCTTAATGGTTTTAACTTTAATCAGTCCATCGTTGACGCAAACGGCAAGATCGTTCCAACATGGGCTGACGTTGTAAACAGAGCTAACTTAGGCTTTGAAGTTATGCATGAGCGTAACGCACACAACTTTCCATTAGACTTAGCATCTACTGAGTCTACAAACGTTGCCTTAACAGCACCAGTTATCGGCTAAATATATAATAACCACCCATGAAAACAGGAATAGAAAAATTTAAAAATGTTATAGATCCTGATACCTGCAATTTTATTATTGAAAGTATTGAATCTAATATAGATAATGCAACTGATGCCTCCCATGCGTATGGACAACATGTAATCGCTAAAGAACTACCAGTAATATCTACTGAATTAAATAGTATTATTCATAACTCTGTATCAAAAGCTGTAGAGCAGTATAGAGATATGTATACTTACTTAATTGTTTCTCGTGATACAGGCTATAATCTTAGAAGGATATCAGGTGCTACTAGAGCACATATAGATAGTGGAGCCGGACGTGATAGTAGAAATGTATCTATCATCGTTGGTCTGAATAGTGACTATGAAGAAGGAGCGTTCCACTTTCCAGTACAAGATTTTTCGACAACTGTCAAACAAGGAGAGGCTATACTCTTTCCTGTTTGGTTCATGTACCCACATTATGTAGATGCACCTATTGGTTTTAGGTACACTATTAATACGTGGTTACAATATTAACGCCACGTCCGTTCATCGCTTATGCGACGCATGACAACCTAGCATGGAACGGGGCTAGGGTATATGGAGATTACCATGAAAGTAACATTCGTATATCGTGGCATTGCTTACACAAAATTTGTGAAGTAATAACAGCAGGGGAGCACCTCAGAGTCGGACTCCCCCGCCCTTGGCTTTTGCCCTCTAAGGAGGATACCTTTAGCCGTCTAGACGGTGTGGATAGACACACAAAAAATCTCGAGAAAAATTTGTACAAAGCAATATCAATCCTTAATTAATCCATATCAATGGCACAACAGAACAGCACATTGACCACGAGTCTAACTCGTCCGGGTCAATCGAATAGTGCAGGCGACCAGAGAGCCCTCTATTTAAAGTTGTTCAGCGGGGAAATGTTCAAGGGCTTCCAGCGAAACACAATCGCTAGGGATCTTGTAATGAAGAGAACCTTACAAAACGGTAAGAGTCTTCAGTTCATTTTCACCGGTAGAACAACAGCCGAGTATCATACACCCGGCAACAGCATACTAGGTAACTCCGACGGAGCACCTCCAGTAGCTGAAAAGACAATTACATGCGATGACCTATTAATCTCAAGTGCATTTGTCTATGAGCTAGACGAGACACTAGCACACTACGATCTAAGAGGAGAAATCTCTAAGAAAATCGGCTATGCATTAGCAGAGAAGTATGACAGAAAGATCTTCAGATCAGTTACAAAGGCAGCTAGACAAGCTAGCCCAATCACTAAGGCTAACTTCGTTGAGCCCGGTGGTACACAGATACGTGTAGGTACAACTACAAACGCATCTGACGCTTACAGCTCTACAGCTCTAGTAAACGCTTTCTACGATGCAGCTGCTGCATTTGATGAGAAAGGAGTTTCTGGTGACGGAAGAGTTGCTGTGTTGAACCCAAGACAATACTACGAACTAATACAAGCTGTTGGTTCTAACGGTCTTATCAACAGAGACGAGCAAGGTGACGCATTACAGTCAGGTAATGGCATCATCGAAATTGCTGGAATCAAGATCTTCAAGTCAATGAACATTCCGTTCTTTGGAAGATTCGGTACTAAGTATGGTACAGGTTCCTCAACAAACCCCGGAGTAACAGATCCCGGAAACACAGGAAGCTTCACAGAAGTTGAAATGGTTGACGAGACAGCTGGTACATCAGCTACTAAGACTGTTAACTCTTACGGTAATGGTACATCTGACTTCGAGAACTCATGCGGACTTATCTTCCAGAAGGAAGCTGCTGGTGTTGTTGAAGCAATCGGACCACAAGTACAGGTAACATCTGGAGACATTTCAGTTGTATACCAAGGTGACGTAATCTTAGGTCGCCTAGCAATGGGAGCTGACGCACTTAACCCTGCTGCTGCTATCGAATTATTCGCTGGTACAGCAACTAAGCCTGCTGCTTTCTCATAATTTATATTTTATACGGGGGCTTCGGCTCCCCTTTTTTCTTATGGCTACCACAACTATTGAAACCGATACCGAACTATCCGCAGTTAACTCAATACTGGGAGCTATCGGACAAGCACCAATAACACAATTAAAAGATCCCACCACTGGAGCTATAGCTAACGCTAACCCAGAAATACAATTTATATATAATCTACTACGTGATGCAAACGTTGACACACAGTCGGAAGGCTGGCACTTCAACAGAGAACGTCATGTAACATTTAACAAAGATTCTGTTACAAACAAGATAGCTATATCAGATGACATAGTTAAAATAGATTTACCAGATAACTGGAGCAGAAGACACTACAACTTTGTTAGACGTGGTGGATTTCTGTACGACAAGATTACGCACACTGATGTCTTTACTGACATGGCTGATTCAATCGAGTTAGATGTAATTAGATTATATAACTACGAAGATCTACCTCCAGTATTTAAAAGATATATAACTTACAGAGCTTCACGTACAGCAGCTACACAGCTCGTAGCTAACCCACAACTTGTACAACTATTAGGACAGCAAGAAGCATTAAGTCGTGCTGCTCTTATGGAGTATGAGTGCAATCAGGGTAATCATAGTATGTTTGGATTTGAAGATGAGACAGCATATCAAACTTATCAACCATGGAGAAACCTTAGAAGATAATGGCAGGCATTACACAAACTATCCCTAGCTTTAATCAGGGGATTTCAGAACAACCAGATCACTTAAAATTCCAAGGGCAAGTTAGAGATATTGTTAATGCAGTACCTGATATTACACTTGGACTATATAAAAGACCGGGTGCAGCACGTATAGGAACCACACCCCTCGCTAACGTACAAAGCGGAGGGTCTTGGTTTCATTACTTTCGTGATGAGACAGAAGGATCTTATGTAGGTCAAGTAGCAGCTGACGGTCAAGTCAGAGTCTGGCGTTGTAGTGATGGACAACAGATGACTACAGCCTATGGTACTGGTGGACAGACAGCTATACAAAATTATCTTGCAACAAATGAACCAGAGAATTTACAATTCCTTACTATCAACGACACTACCTTTGTTAGCAGTCGTGATAGTTCTAACGCTAATACTTTAGTAGGCACAACAGGAACAACAGATGATCGACCAGAAGCTCACTGTGCTATGGTTGAATTATTACGAACAGAAAATGGACGTCAATACGGCATTAATATATACGATAGCTCTGCTTCTTCTAGCCTCACTACTGTAAAACGAGCAACTAAAGTTAAGATTACAGGCAACAGCTATGACGAAAGTGATGGCTCAGGTCATTGTCCCGGTATAGGTACAGAGGTATATGCTGTTACAGCTGCTGGAAGTTATGGTGCTACAAGTAATGTAGTACATGTAAAGAACAGTAGTGGTACAACAATAACTACAGGTAAAAATAACTTAACATTCCGTGTTACAGCTTTAGGTCAGCAAGGTGTCAGCCCTAACTATAGTGCTAGCAGTAATGGACCGGGCGGACAAAACTACAGATGTAGCTACAACCTCGAAGTTGTTTTACTTCATGGTGGAGAAGGCTGGGATGTCGGTGATGTTATACGTGTAGAACCAGAGCATGCAGCTACTGCTAACAGCTCTGATGGTCAAGCATATATAGAAGTTAGTGTAACAGAAATAGAAACTACTACTGTTAAAGCAACATTATCTAGTGCAGGTGACGGTCTCATACGTCCAGCTCCTACGCCCTTTGATGCTGATACAGCTGTAACTGCTGATACTATATTAGCTGGTATAACAGCACAGTTACCTTCTGGTATTAGTGCTAAGGTTATAGGACCGGGTATATATCTATCTAGTGCTAACCCGTTTAACGTCGAAATAGCTGAAGAAGACCTCATGAGAGTCTTTCAAAAGACTATTAACGAAGTAACATTGCTACCTAATATGTGTAGACATGGGTATATAGTACAGGTTAAGAACGCTAGAATGTCTGACGAAGACGATTACTACCTAAGATTTGACGGAGAAAACCAGCTTGACGGAACAGGATCTTGGACAGAATGTGCAAAACCGGGTATAGCTAAAACTTTAACAAACATGCCGTTAGTTATACAGCGTACAGCTGCAACTACATTTACTGTTAGGCAGTTTACGTATCAGGATAGACGAGTCGGTGATGATAATACTAACCCATTACCTACATTTGAAGGTAAACGTATCAATAAAGTATTGTTTTTCCGTAATAGATTAGCATTATTAGCAGGCGAAAACGTCATATTATCTCGCCCCGGTACACTAGGTACACCTGATTTCTTTATAGAATCAGCTCTTACTGTATCAGCTAGTGACCCTATTGACATATCTGCTGCCTCTATGTTCCCATCTGACCTATTTGATGGTATAGAAATCAATGCTGGACTATTAGTATTCAGTACAAACCAGCAGTTTTTACTATCTACAGATGATACTGTGCTAAATCCAGACACAGCAAAACTGCGTAGTGTATCTACATTTAACTATAATAAAGATATACCTCCTATATCACTAGGTACTACCATATCTTACCTTGATAATTCTGGTAAATTTAGTCGATTAAACGAGATGGCTAACACATCCAGAGAAGGAGAGCCTGATGTTGTAGAAATTAGCAAGCTAGTGCCTACATTATTACCAAAAGATCTAGATTTATTTACTAATTCACGAGAAAACTCTATTATATTGATAGGTAAAACTAACTCTGATATAGTATTTGGGTATAAATATCTTGCTATAGGTGATAAAAGACAGCAACAAGCATGGTTTAAATGGAAACTAAACAATCCATTACTGTATCATTTTATTATAAATGACGAATATTTTTTTGTAGATACAGATAACTTTTTACAAAGTATAAAACTTGTACAATCAGACGATGATCCTACTATTGTTAGGGCAGATGATCTAAATTTTCAAATACATTTAGATAATCATACTACAGTTAGTGGTGGTAGCTACAACTCCTCTACAAATTTAACTACATTTAGTGGTGTTAGTTGGCTTTCTAATGTCACAACACCTAACTATCAGCTTGTAGTCATTGATGAAGGTGGTACACCAGCTCCTACTGATGGACAAGGTAGATATGCTGAAGCTACAAAAGATCCGTCTTCTAACACTTTTACAGTTCCCGGCGATTGGTCTAATACAACTGTGCGTATAGGTTATTTATACGAGTATTTAGTAGAGTTTCCTAGAATCTATCCTAAGAAACAGGTAGGAGAACAATCTCGTGCTGATGTAAATTCATCTCTTATTGTACATAGAATCAAATTACATTTTGGTAAAATAGGTATGTACGAAACAACACTAACACGTATAGGAAAAGATGATTACTCTGAAGTACATGAATCTACAGCTATGGATTCATATTCCGCATCAAGAGTGCCTTACTTAGAAGAGGATATTAAAACTATACCTGTTTACGAAAAAAATCACAACGTAGAAATTAAACTTAAATCAAGTCACCCAGCTCCAGCTACTCTAAGAGCTATGGCATGGGAGGGGGACTATTCACCATTATTTTACAAACGTGCCTAACTACATTCACCCAATTACTATGGAGGCTGCTACAGAAGTAGCCTTCAATCTCCGTCCAGATGACCTTAGAGAGGTCGAAGAGGGTCACGGGATAGATCATACCCACCTACCATTTCTCATGACTCACAACCCCTCCTACGTGTATTTTACAGTGCCTGACGGCAAGACTGCTGGCATGGCGGGAGTAGGAGAAAAAGGTGATATATGGATGCTTTGCACTCCTGATATACACCGATACCCAATTACATTTGCAAGAGAGGCAAAGCGGTATGTCGATAGCCGTACTGAGCCACTCCTCTGGAATATAGTTGACAGTAGAAATAAAGTACATTTAAAACTACTTAAATTTCTAGGCTTCAAGTTCTTACGCAAGTTTGAACATGGACCAAATAACGTACAATTTATAGAATTTTGCCGTGTGCATGGATGCTAACGCCTCAGCTAGAATGGCTGCTAGGCAAAGATGGATGGAGAAGGACGCTAAGTACAAATCCGAATCCTTAAAATTCTTTAACAGAGAAGCTCAAGCTGTTAGAGGTATGCAAAATGTTGCTAGAGGTTATAGTAAAGGAATCTCTAATGACTTAACAAGAGCTATATATGTTAGAGGTCAGGCTTTAAAAGCTTACGAAAAAGGCTTTACTTCCTATATGGGAACTAAAGAACTGGCTAAATCAGTAGAAGCTGGTCGATCTAGAACTGCTGGTAGAAAAGGTCTGCTTGCTTTACTACGAGCTCAAGGAGCACTCGAAAACTCAGTATCACAAGAATTTGGTGCAAACATGCACAGACGGTACAGAAGTAGATTAGAACAGATGCAGGCTAAACAAGCTGGAGTTATTAATCAGCTAGGTGTACGTCCAGAATATGGAGCACCTGTACTCATGCCTCCGACTGACAGATTGAGCGGTGCATTAAGTATTGCAAGTCAAGTTATGTCTATTGGCACAATGCCTTTAGGTGGTACGGAAGGTGCTACCATATTTAGCAAACTATTGGGATTAAAATAGATTATGGCAACAGTAGAATCATACTTTGAGTCGTTAGGAAGGCAGACCGCCAAGCCCTTCCTAGACGAACAAAACTTATACACCGAAACCGAACCTGATTTAACCAAACCGGTTAATGATAACATCACCAAACAACAAGAAGATACATCACAATTTTTTAGAGATAATATTGCGATGTATAAAGAACTAATCAAAGTTAGAGATAATAGGCTAAAGAGTATATTTCAGATAACAAAATCTGGAGCTCCTCTTGTTGCAGCTTATGCAGAGCATCGAGACAGATTAAAAAGGTTAGATATATTAGAAAGTGAAAAATCTAGAATTAAATTTAGAACTGAAGGTATAAATTTTAATGAACTAACAAATAAAAACTTAGTTGAATTAAATAAAGAAATAGGTCGAGCTAAGAAAGAAATAGAAAAAAACGGTATTTATATTACACAAAATGCTGATGGAGAAGAAGTAAGGATTACTACCAGTAAAGAGTTAAATTCATATGCTTTGATGATTGCTGGTCTCACAACCTCTAACGGACGAGACACAGCACGAAACGCTGTAAAGTATTTTCCTAAGTTTCTTGAAATAGCAATGAAGGATATGCCTCATGAGAATGGGCGTTATTTTCATGACTTAACATTAGATGAACAGGTAGAATGGTGGAGAAGCCTTAAAGCATATTACATAGGAATGTGGCAAAAAAAGGACGACAGATTCAGTGATGGTCTAGTTGTCAATCACTTGTTTGACGCATTTGATAAAGCAGAAAAAAACTTTTACTCAAACATTTTTCAAACAGATAATGAAGCTACTGAGAAAGTGCTTTCTGATGGTAATTATGCAGAAGCTGTTGGAATTATTAATACTCAATCAGCCAATATTCAAAGAGAAAATTCTTACGTAGCTACAGAAGGAAAGGTTATAGATGAGTTCTGGGGAGAGAATGGTTACTATAACAGAAGACTTGGGTTTTACATAGAATATCATGACGGTAATAAACAAAAAGCTTTTGAATCACTTGATAACGAATTAAAAGCAATTTTTAGAAAAGGTATTGAATCTGGAGAGCTTTTACCAGATGTACTAGATGATCTTTTTACAGAGTGGGCATTTCCAAATAAGGATGGCAGTGGTCTGACAACATTCCAAGGCTTAAATACAACAAGAAGTAAAAACTTAATTGCGTTTATTGATGGCTTACTAGATGAAAAGACTAGAACATTAAATCTAACCACACTAGAAAATAAATTAACTACGTACGAAGATAATTTAAAGAAAAACATCTTCATGACTCAAGATCAGTTTAATGAGTATATAACATATTCTGGGTCTCATCCAGAGCTGTATAGAAAAGCAGAGACTATATTCTTAGCAGGTCAGCAAGGCGGTATGGAAAACGCTAAGGAGTTTGGTACTGTTGATGCACTACTGAAAGACGAAATATTAAATTATGTGAATGATAATAAAGAACTTTTTGGAATAAGTAAAAAACTTAAGGACACCGATAGATTAGTTATCGCTACTGTAAGCGGAATTACACCCGCTATCAATAGAGCATATTTTGAATATTACGAAGGATTCTTAACACAGTATGAAAATGTAGAGGATGCTAAGAAAAAGGCACTTGAAGCAGTCACCATAGATATTCAAAATGGTAAATTTAAATCACCTCTAACAGCATTAGCTGATGAAAATTACGAGATAAAAGATGTCCAGAAATTAGGTAAAACTTTTGAAGACATGATAGCGAGCGATAATAAGGGTTGGGTATCAGCTAACCTAGCTCATGAAGGAGAAATGCCTCATCTTCTGATCGGCAGAGAAGCTTTAACAAATGGTGGACCACTGCCAGCTATCTATAGACAGTTATCAAAATTATATCCAGATCTAAGTGCTGAAAACTTATTGTATGAAAGACTTGTAGCTACAGGTTTAATTAAGCCTAACGATCCAAAGTTCCGAATGTATGCGTTAAGGCTAATACCAGAAACTAATATACAAGACTCTAGGTTATTAACTCACTTTCCAACTATGACTAAGGCTCTACAGTTCATGTCATTAAATGCCGAGCAGTGGGCTGAACAAACTGAAAAATTACACGACAAAGACTCGTTAAAACATTTTGATGGCTACGGTGCATTTAAGATGGAAAACGGAACTTACAGTGAAGATATTGATCTACGCACAATGTCAATACAAGATCTTGGACAATTACTTATTGGTAATGAAAATGCCAAGTTTGGTATCTACGGTATAAAAGGGCAAGATTTAAGTTTAACATTACAGTATTTAGTCGATAACCAACTTATAACAGGAGACGAAGTTTTTGATGACAGGTTTCAATTGAAACTATTGGTAACTAAAATGAAGCTAAATCAAAATGGTCAGCTAGCATATACTGGTGATGCAAGTTACTTAAATTTATCTAAAATTAGTGATGAAGATGAAGCTGAGTTTAATCGACTTATAGGTAAACAAGGTGAGAATATTCCTATGTTTGACAGACTAGAATTTTTATTACCATATCTTATACGCTATAAAGCTAACACAGAATTATAATGGAAGAAGAATTAAAATATGACCCTACGGGATTACCCTCTGATGACGATAGAGCAGCATTTGATGAGATTAACGATAGGTTAAACGAGAGTGTTGAACGGGGTGAAGAAGAACGAAAACGATTCACCGAAGTTAGAGATGATCCACGTAACTCAGAAAACTGGGGACTTGGTGGAGTAGCAAAAGAGTTAGGGAGTGCAATCCAAGGGGGTCTACAGGATACTGCATCTTCCGTTACAACTTTTGCTGAACGTACAACAGATGCTTTGTCTGGCGAAAGACAACGTGAAATAGAAGAAAAAGGATTTTACCGACCAGAATGGGATCCTTTTGTAGATTACGATGATCCTATAGTAACCAAAACTTGGTGGGGTCAACTACTACGAGGAACAGTTCATTTTGGTTCTATGGCTATTGGTACTGTTTTAGCTGCTAAAGGACTAGCTGCTACAGGTATACCTATACTTGCAGCTGGTGGCGCAGGTTTAATGGGCATGGGTAATGTCACTAGAGCTATGGCTATAGGTGGTTTATCCGACCTTATTTCTAAAGAGTCAGATGGTCATAATGCTTTAGGTAGTTTACGTGACCATTATGGTTGGATAGATACACCTCTGTCAACTAGAGATACCGACCATCCTATTATGATGAAAATGAAAAACATCGTAGAAGGTATGGGTATAGGACTTGCATTTGATGGTGTAGGCTTCTTACTAGGTAAAGGTAGTAGAGGTGTTAAAAATCAGATTATAAGACGTAATGGTAGTATAGAAGATCAGACAACTACTCAAGCTTTAGCACAGCTCCGTAGAGGAGAAACTGAGTTTAGAGCTGATAAGAACAAACCTGTAGCTGCACGACATCAAGGTGCTCATACATCTACTGTTGAGCCCGGGCAAGCTAGAGAACAATTAAAGAAAACTAGAACTGATTGGGGATCTGAAGATGGATCTTCTGGCGGTGTTACTACTGCTGTCGAAAGAGAGCGTATTGCGAGATACGGTGGTACTACAGATGAGATTGTTGAGACTACTTTAAAAGGTTTGATGAGCGATGAAAAGTTTAAAGTGGAACTAGAGTCTGTAAAGGGCGATAGAAAAGCTTTAGCTGATACATGGCGTGATGCTGTAACAGAGTTTCAAAAGATAACTAATGGTAGAGAAGCTGTAGAAATGACTCCAGAAGAGTATCTTAGTGATTTATTTGAAAAGCAAAAAGCTGTTTTACCTATGGGTGATGAAGTTTTTGAAACTTGGTCTGCTGAAACAGTAGTTACAGCTGATTTAGTTGTAGGTGATTTACTTAAAAAACTACGTGATACAGGTATAGCTGGTAGAGAACTACAAAACTTTGTAGCATTAGATGACATAGATGGTCCAGCAAAACAGATTATTGATACTATGCTAACAGCTTTATATCAAACTAAGAAATCTAGGTTTGTAGCATCTGATTATTTTAGATCATTTGGAGCTGGTAAGACTAAAGCACAGTTAAATGATGCAGTAAATCAAGCTGTTCAGTCTGAAATAGAGGATGTTAAAGAGTCTATCCTGTCTATTCTTAAAATTGCTAAAGATGACGCAGATGATAATTTACTAAATGCATTGTTTGAAGCTTTCTCAATGATGAAGAATGTAAATAATCTAGATGACTTTGACAACTGGGCTAGAAAAATAATAAAAGGTGGTCAATTTGAGGAAACAGGACCAGACCGTACAGGTGCTTTAATACGTAGTTTACAAGAAATGGTAAGTCACAGTATATTAAGCGGACCTAAAACACCAATGCGAGCACTTTTAGGTACAGGTACTGCGACATTTTTAAGACCATTGCAAACCTTTATGGGAGCTATGATTCGTTATCCGTTCGAGGGAGATACAACTACAATAAGAGCTAGTCTTTCTTCTATGAATGGTATGATGGAAGCTATACCAGAAGCATTTGATTTATTTTTTACTAAGTTAAATGGTTACTGGAGTGGTGAATTATCAACAGTTAGAACAAGATATACTGAATTTACACAAGGAGATGCAAACTGGGAATTAATACGTAGATGGGCAGAAGATAGTGGTCGAGCTGATAAAGTTGATCGTGCTCTATTTGCTTTTACTAACATGGTACGTAATGTAAATAATAATAATTTCTTTACTTACTCTACTAAGATAATGGCAGCGACTGACGATGCTTTTACTTTCTTACTTGGCAGAGCTAAGATGAGAGAAAAAGCTATGCGTCAAGTTTTAGATATGCAAGGTAATGGTATTGAACTACCTAAAATTACTACAACATTAATGAGAGCATATCAAGATGATTTCTACGGACAGATTTTTGATAACAATGGTAATTTAGTAGATGAAGCTGCAAACTTTGCACGTAAAGAAGTTACACTTACACAAGACTTAACAGGCTTTGCAAAAGGTTTAAACGATGTACTAACAGCTAACCCTTACGTAAGACCATTCTTTTTATTTGCAAGAACTGGTGTAAACGGACTTGCACTAACAGGTAAACATACACCCGGTTTTAACTTTTTAGTTAAAGAGTTTAATGATATAGCTTTTGCAAACCCAGCTAATTTAGGTCCACTTAAAAAATATGGTATTAATACTGTAGAAGAACTAGCTAACGCCCGTGCACTACAAACAGGTAGATTCGCAATGGGTTCTGCTATAGTATTTTTAGGTATTAATTCTTGGATGTCTGGTAAATTATCAGGTAATGGACCAGCTGATAGACAAAAACGTCAAGGTTGGATAGATGGTGGTTACATACCAAGAACCATACAGTTAGGAGAGGTAAGAGTAGGTTATGATTCTATAGAACCATTTAACCTTATACTATCTACAATCGCCGATGTTGGTGATGCAAGTATGTTAATGGGAGAAGAGTGGACAGAAAGAGAACTACAAAAGATTTCATTAGTTATAGCACAAGCTATATCTAGTAAGTCTTACTTAGCTGGTATACAACAGCTTGTAGATTTAGCAGCTGGACGCCCCGGTCAGGTTGAACGTATTGCAGCATCTCTTGCTAACAACACCGTACCTCTGGCTGGTTTACGTAATGAAATAGGTCGACTAATTACACCATACATGAGAGAAATAAACTCTGGTGTATTTCAGTCATTGCGTAATAGAAACTTAGCAACAGAATATTTACCCGGCAGAGATCTACCTATAAAGTATGATATGTTAAATGGTAAACCTATCAAAGATCATGATTTTCTAACTAGAGCATTTAATGCTATTAGTCCTATTTCTATTAATTTAGAAGAATCAGATGGTAGAGATTTTCTATTTAATAGTGGATATGATTTACGTATGTCCACATACTATGCACCAGATGGTACTAATTTAACTGACCATCCCGAGATTAGATCAATGTTCCAGAAAGCTATCGGAGCATATAATCTTGAATATGAATTAGATAAATTAGCTAAAGATCCTAAGATTATTGCTTCTTTACAATTAATGTATAGCGATATAAAAGCTGGAAGACGTGGCGAGTTTAATGCTAGAGATTACTACCACAACCAAGTTATTGATGGATTATTTAAGAAAGCTCGAAAATCAGCATGGAGAGATATCATGCGTGTACCAGAGGTTTCTATATTAATAGCTGAACAAAAAGCGAAAAAAACACAACAGGATGAGAAATCAAATGAATCTTCTTCCTTATTAACTATGTATAAATAAATGGCAACAACTTTCGTAGACTACACAGGAGACGGAAACGCTACGAAGTCGTTTTCCTTTCCTTCCATCAAAGAAGCAGATATTAAAGTAGAGGTTGATGAGGTTCTTAAAACATTAGGCAATCACTATAATATAACTAGCTATACTACAACGGGCGGCGGTAATGTTGTTTTTACATCAGGCAACATACCAGCCAGTCCAGCTGCAATCCGTATCTTTCGTGATACAGATGTAGACAGTGCAAAAGCCACCTACACAGCAGGGTCGTCAGTTAAAGCTAATGATCTTAACAACAACCAAACTCAGGTGTTGTATGCTGCACAAGAAGAACAAAATCAAACAATACAAACACATAAAATAAAAGACTCAGCAGTAACAACTGCTAAGATTAAAGCTGATAATATTACAAGTGCACTTATAGCAGATGACCAGATAAACTCTGAACACTATGTAGATGGTAGTATTGACACAGCACACATTGCTGATGCTAATATTACTACTGCAAAGTTAGCAGATAATGCAGTTACAACTGCTAAGATTACAGATGCACAGATTACAACAGCGAAGCTTGCAGCTGATGCAGTCACAACTGCTAAAATTACAGATAACAGTGTTACAACTAATAAAATAGCAGCTGACGCAATCACTGCTGCTAAAATAGGTGATGACGTAATTAACTCTGAACATTATGCAGCAGGGTCTATTGATACTGAGCATATAGCAGATCTAAATGTTACTACAGGTAAGATCGCAGCAGATGCAATTACAAATGCAAAAATTGCTGATGACAGTATAGACTCGGAGCATTATGCAGACGGATCTATAGACACAGCTCATATAGCAGATGCACAGATTACAACAGCAAAGCTTGCAGATGATGCTGTAACAGATGCTAAGATAGCAGACGGTACATTAGATAATAGATATTACACAGAAACTGAACTAGACGCTGGTCAGTTAGATAACAGATACTTTACAGAAACAGAATCAGACGCAAGATACTTTAGACAGGATTCTACTGAAACTATATCTAGTGGAAATACATGGTCTAGCAGTGATAGTTTTATAGCTACTACAGGTGCTATTAACGCTCGTATTGTTGACCTTATAGATGATGTTGGTGGTTTTACAGCTATAACAAGTGAGCAGCATTTTCCTAATACAAACCCACAAGGTTCTACAGGACAGGCAGCTATACTTAGTATACAGGCTGCATCTACTACACTAACACCTAGTGGTACAACAGTTACAATAAGTAATGGTAACTTAGCTGATAATGCTAATATTACAATAACTGGTGTGTCAGCTGCCATACCTTCGGGCTTCGGATTCTTGGTAGAATCTACATCTACTTTACATACATATACTTTTCACAGATTAGTTCCTAAAGCAACAGAAGTAACAACAGTTGCAACTAATGCTACTGCAATAGCTACAGCAGCTACAAACGTAGCAGATATAAATAACTTTGCAGATTTATACATTATATCTAGCAGCGAACCTACACAAAGAGCTGACGGTACATCTTTACAAGAAGGTGACTTATGGTATGACAGTTCTAATGACAACTTACAAGTTTATACTGGTAGTGCGTTTTCTATTATTACACCATCTCAGTCAGTTCTTGATGACGTAGCTATTGTATCAGGTGCTATAACATACAGTGAAGATTTAGGTCTTATAACTGATGCTGCATCAACAGGTAGTTCTAATGGTTCACTTGACATAGTAGCAGATGCACTAGAAGACGAAGTAACATTTACTGTTACAGCTGCTACTGGTAAATTTATTATTGATGGTGAAGATAAGCCTGCACTAACATTATACAAAGGCTGGACATATACATTTGATTTAAGTGACGCATCAAACGCATCGCACCCACTACGCTTCTCAAGCGGTGGTAGTGCTTATAGTACTGGTGTTACTGTTACTGGCACTCAAGGACAGGCTGGTGCAAAAATCCAACTTGTAGTACCTGAGTCACAGCCAACAAGTTTTATATACTACTGCACAAACCACAGTGGTATGGGTAACAGTATAACTGTAAAGGATGACCCAATCAAGACAGTATCTGACAATATAACTAATATTAATACAGTTGCTTCTGATTTAACTGAAGACACATCTGAAATAGATACAGTTGCAACTAACATTACTAATGTAAATAATGTTGGAAACAATATATCTAATGTCAACAGTGTACATAATAACGCAACCAACATTAACAGTGCAGTATCTAACGCAACAAATATAAACACTGTTGCTGGGTCTATATCTAACGTAAATACAGTTGCATCTAATGTTAGTGGAATCAATGATTTTGCTGATAGATACCGTGTGGCAAGTAGTGCCCCATCCAGTAATAATGATGCAGGTGATCTTTACTTTGATACAACATCTAACGAACTCAGAGTTTATAATGGTTCATCTTGGCAAGGTGGTGTAACAGCTACTGGAAACTTAGCTGGTCTAGGTGCTAACACATTTACTGGCAACCAAACGATAAACGCAAACATTATTGTATCAGGTACAGTTGATGGAAAAGATGTATCTACTTTAATAGCAAATGTTGTTGAAGATACTTCTCCCCAACTAGGCGGAGCGTTGGATGGTCAAAACAACAACATGTCAAACATTGGTACTATAGATGGTACTAACTTACAACTCGACTTCGGAACTTTATAAATGGCAAAATTATTAAAACTAAGACGTGGTACAACTACGCAACATAGTAGCTTTACCGGAGCCGAAGGCGAAGTTACTATAGATACAACAAAAGATACAGCTGTTGTACATGATGGCTCACAAGCTGGTGGTAGACCTTTATTACGTGAAGATCTAACCAACCTAGCTACAGGAGGTATTGCAACTGCTAAGATAGCTGATGACGCTGTTACAGCAGACAAACTTGCTAATACAGCTGTGACTGCTGGCAGTTATACAGCAGCAGATATTACAGTAGATGCACAGGGTAGAATTACAGCTGCCTCTAGTGGAGCGATAGCTACAAGTGAAATAACCGATGCAGCAGTAACTACAGCTAAAATAGGAGCTGATGCAGTAACTAATGCAAAGATAGCTGACGACAGTATAGATAGTGAGCATTACGTTGATGGAAGTATTGATACAGCGCATATAGCTGACGATCAAGTTACCTATGCCAAAATCCAAAATGTTTCAGCTACTGATAGACTATTAGGTAGAGATTCATCTGGTGCTGGTATTATAGAAGAGATAGCACCAAGCGCAATACGTACAATGATTAACGTAGAAGATGGTGCTACTGCTGACCAGACAGGTGCTGAAATAGCATCTGCACTTAACGGACAGAATATATATACAACAGGTGTTTTTGGTAGAGATAGTACTGACTATATAGGTTTTGCTAATAATGCTCAAATGGATATCTATATAAACGGTAACAACGAGTTTAGATTTGAAGCTGATGGTGACTTCCATGCAGATGGAGATGTTATAGCTCAGTCAACAACTATCTCATCTGACAGAAGATTAAAAGAAAATATCGAACCAGTATCAGACGCTCTTAAAAAAGTACAAGCACTAAATGGAGTATCCTTTGACTGGAAAAAAACTGGCGAAAAAAGTGCCGGTGTTATAGCTCAGGAAGTTATAGGTGTATTACCAGAAGCAGTAAAAGAAGTAACACCTGTTGGAGGTGGTGGTAGTCATCTAGCAGTTAACTACCACGCTTTAACATCCATACTAATTGAAGCTATAAAAGAACTAAAAGCAGAATTGGATGAACATAAAGGAGGTAAGTAATGGCTATTCAAGATAGTGGTCAAATTAAAATATCAGATATAGTTGCAGAATTTGGTGGTACTGCTCCTCACGGTATGACCGAATATTACCGAAATGGTGATAATGTTCCCGGAAATAATACTAATGTTCCCGAGTCAGGACAAATTTCTCTTACTAACTTTTATTCTGCTGTTAATGAAATACAACAGACATATAGCTCGACTACTACAAACCTTAACTTAGCTACAGTATTCGGTGGTAACTGGGGTTCAACAGTACCTAAACGAGTCACTATTAATAGTGGCGTAACAATCGGTGCTACATCAGGTAACGCCGCAATACTTATACCATCTGGTATGGCTGGTACTTTAGTTATTGACAATAATGGTTCTATAGAAGGTCACGGTGGAGCAGCTAATAGTGGAGCTGGAGGCAACGCTATTACAGCTACACATACAACTGGTGTAACCATAAATAATGCGTCTGGTGCATCTATCAAAGCTGGCGGCGGCGGAGGCGGTCAAGGCGGAACTGGAGGTACTGGCGGAAACGGCGGTGCTGGCGGAACTGGTGGTGGAGGTAAATATGATTATGTCGTATATACTCAACCATGTAATGATTACGCACCTAAAGGTGACTCTTCTTATGCACAAACTTATCAAATTCCCGGTAGATGTCAACAAAACGGTGGTGATGGTAGATTCCAAAACGCTCAAACATGTATGGTTCAATACTACTTACCATCATGGGTGTTTCAATGTTTAGCTGAAGCAAATACTAACGGAGGAGCTGGAGGAGCTGGAGGTAACTCTGGTGGAGCCGGTGGAGCCGGTGGAGCTGGAGGTGTAGGTCAAGGATATAACCAAACTAATACTTCTGGATCTAGTGGATCAGCTGGTGCAAGTGGAGGATCAGGTTCTGGTGGTTCTAGTGGAGGCACAAATGCCGGTACTGGTGGTACTGGAGGTGCTCGTGGTCAAGGTGGAACTGGTGGAACTGGAGGAGCCGGAGGTACATTTGGTAACTCTGGTGGTACTGGTTTAACTGGATCGACTGGAGCAACTGGAGCAACTGGAAGCTCAGGAGCTAATGGTAACAGAACAAACGGATCTAGTGGATCTGGAGGATCTTCTGGTAGTAGCGGTTCTAGTGGATCTGCTGGAGGTGCAGCTGGTTATTATATTACTAACCGTGGTTCAATTACATTAAATAACTCAGGCTCAGTAGCCGGACAATAACTATGAAATTTACAGTAAAAGCAAAAACTCCGTCTAACGTAACAATAGAATACGAAGACAAAAGTATTGCGGTAATTCCTATTGTTAAAGGATTTACTAAAGATAATATTAAATACCATGCAGCTCTTTATAATGAAAGAGTTAGTGAGTTTGATTCAGCAGATGACGTACCAGTCACAGTTGGAGAAGTATTAGAAACAACAGTAGAACTAGATAAAGATGCTACTTATAAAGAAGCTAGAGAAGCACACTATCCCTCAGTAGCTAAACAACTTGACGTCGCATACTGGGCAAGAAATGGTGATGATGCTCCACAGAAAAAAGTAGATGAAGCAATTAAATTAGTCAAAGATACTATACCTAAAACTTGGACAGGTAAGCAAAGTCAGATTGCATCTTTAATGGATTAATTATATGAGACCACCAGATTACTTTAAAAATCCATTTGTAGAAACTACAGAACTATATAGAACTGTTGATATTTATGAAAGAATAAACTTAAATATGTTGTATATAGTTCCTATAAATAGAATTTTTATAAGAACAGAACCTCATGTTAAAAAATTAAGAGTAGTAGAAGCTGATTATAGATATCCGGGAATACTATATAAATCTAAATTAGATCCATTAAATACGACAGTTAAAGAAGAGTTCTGCATATTTGACGGAACTCATCGAGTACATAAAATGTTAATGGATGGTAAAACTGCTGGTGCGTTTTTTATAATAGAGCCAAAGGTTTTTGAAGGTTTAAAATACAGAGGAGCTAAGACAACTAATACGTGGAGAAGCACTGGTTGTCTTGGGTGCATGGAATAATGGAAATACCTACAATAGTATTACCTGATATTAAAAAGATAGAGACTGTCGAAATACCTATACCTACAGCTGACGTGCCATATTATACACCTATGGTAGTTCCTCCTAGCGATCTACGAGATCAAGAGGATGAGCCTGTCAAGACTGTAGAAGAAACACCCGAACCACCTACACTTAAAATACCGTTTATTAAGCAGCCAATACCACAACCTTCTACTGAGGTTGTAGTTACGGCTCTTACAACGGCGGTTGTAGCTGTATCAACGACAACGTTATCGCAGCCTATAATCGAATGGATACGTAAAAAGATTCAGAAATTCCTACAAGATAAAATCACCACATGGAGAAAAAACCGGAAGAACAAAAAGGACTCTTCAAAAGAATCAAAGAAGGAATAGACGATCATGAAGAACAGATGGTGGTACTGGGGGCGATGGTTCGTCTTGGTGTCGTTATCTGGTCTGGGTTTATCATAACCCTAAATTATGTCGAACTACCCATGGTTAAAAAGAGTCCCGGTGGGGATATCACATTCCCAGCTTCAATATTTACAGGAGCACTCGCCACCTTTGGCTTGTCCACTGGCAATGGTAAAAAAGACAAAGAGACAAAACCAAAGACATGACTAAATGGATAATACTCTTAAGCCTGTTGTCACCCGCAGTTGCAAGAGCAAACACTGTCACGCCCCAGTTCACAACAGGGTCGATGCAGTCAACAACGACAACAACCCAAACTATAACAGAAGAGATAGTACACGAAGTAGAAGGAGCAGAAGTAAAAACTTGGTCTGGAACAAATGTTACACCAAGTGCTGCGATTGGTGCAGACGGTACAACTTATTCAGTAATAAACAACGCAACCGAATGGGATCTACAGATCACCACGAGAGACGCAGGCGTAATCGAAACGATAACAATAGACAGAACAATAGAAACAGATTCTACTACAAACTCTTACTCTATCTTTGCACAATAGGTACACCTGTATTTGCTGAAGATACAAATGTCAGCAATCCTGTAGCTGCTGCTACTGGTAACGTAACTAACCAAGCTGTACAGTTTCAGAACAATGGTGCGTCATCACGTCAGATATATGGTCCAAACATACAATGTAATGGATCTACCATGACGTTTAGCCCTTTTTATATGGGTAATCACAGCAAACCATTTGACGAGTTTATGCAACCTTCTAGCTACACCCTAGCAGAAAACTGGGGATTCCAGATTAATTTTATGGTTCCTCTAGATAAGTCAGGATATAAGAAGTGTAAAGAGATGGCAACAAGATACGAGGAAAAGATGAAGCTCGAGTATGAAATTACACGGGCACACAAATGTGCGGACTTAATGAAAAAAGGTTTTATGTACAGACCTAATACACCTAATGCAAAGATGTGTCAGGATATTGTACCTATAGTCAAAGTTAAACCGCCTAAAGAAAACAAAAAATTTGGATTATTTTAAATGAGCACACTAACACTACAATGGGAAAGAGAAGCTAAAGCAAGAGCTGAAGCTGCAAAGAAAAAAGCACCTAAAAAAGCTAAGAAAGAGGAGACTAAATAATGTTAGGATTACTTAAACCACTTGTTTTAACAGGACTAAAAAGCCCTAAGTTTAAGCAATTTGTAGTTGATCTATTAGAAAAGCTAGTAGAGCAAACAGATAACAAGCTAGATGACAAAGCACTAGCTATAGTTAAAAAAGGTCTAGACATAGAATAAATGACAAATTCCATCCAAGTTATAGATGATTTTCTACCTAACGAAGTATTTGAAGCTTTTGCATATACATGTATGACTGAAGCTATTTATGCACCAAGTGATTCAACTGCCGGACTTGACGAATGTGATGGAAGTATAAATAAGTTTGGTGAAGATTTAACTCCAGTAGATCAAAAAAATTTTGCTGAAGTAATGTTTCAAGCTCTTTTATTTCGTAGGAATCCTTCATATAATATAGTACATGATGTTTTTTCTTGTTACCCTTTATTTTATAAAAAACTTGAAGAACTTTTAAATGTAAAACGTTGGTGGATACTACGACTTAATGCTACCATGGGTCAGTCAAAACCTCATCAAGGTCGGTATCATGTTGATTTTGATGAAGAACATGGAGAGCTTTTTGCTAATACTACAACGGCAATTTTATATTTAAACACAAATACAGGCGGAACTAAATTTAGAGACACCGGCGAGTTTGTTCAATCTAAAAGAAATAGATTAGTAATATTTCCAACTCATACTTATCATGCAGGTGTCTGGAGTACAGACGCAAAACTTCGTTTCGTATTAAACATGACTTATGAAACAAAATGAATGAACTAAAAAAACTACCCAGAAAAGCAACAGAGGAAAGTTTTAACGAGCTACACTATCTTGTTACAGAAGACTTTTTACGTAGAATAAGAAGCGGAGAAGCTACCACACAAGATCTAAAAGCAGCTTGCGATTGGCTAAAAACCAACGATATAACAGGTGTTGCTTTCGATGGTAGTCCTTTAGATAAGCTTAACAAACTTCTACCTACCGTTGATCCTTCACTTGTTAAGAGGAAAGTATATGGCAAAAACAGCTGAATACTATAAGAAAAACCCTAAAGCTGCGGCTAAACGTCGCAAGCAGCAGGCAAAATACAACAAAACAACTAAAGGTCTAGCAATACGAGTTAATGCAAACAAACTTAATAGGAAACTTGGCACTTACGGTAACAGAGACGGTAAAGACTCTTGCCATGCAAAAGGCAGTACTACTAAAGGAAAGACGTGCCCAGCAAAAGTTAACAGAAAAAGCAGAACTAAAAAGAAAGCATGACCCCATTACTACCTAACCCTGATCACTATTTACACAATTTAATAACGATGACAAGTTCAGATTCAAAACGGCTCTGGAGAAGAGCTATCAAAGAGCACTTTAATTGTCAATGCGTTTATTGCGGAGAATTTCATGAATTACACAACCTTACAATCGACCATGTACGCCCAAAATGTAAAGGGGGCAGAGACATTGCGTCGAATGTTGTACCCTCATGTAGACGATGTAATCAGGAAAAGGGTAGTAAAAACTGGCTCGACTGGATGAGGTCGACATTCGGTATAACGGACCGAGAGCATACAATCTTATCACACATAAATTAATGGCAAGAAGTAGAACCACTGAAAAGATTAATCTTAGTGCAAGTGTATTATCACGAAGACAAGAACGTTTAAAATACTTAAAAGACAGGCTTGCTGGTGTTATAGAAGATCGTTCTAACATGAGTGAAAACTATCTTAGTATAGGCAGTGAGACAAAATACAAAAAATTAAATGATCGAATAGCTAAATTAAATTTTGAAATTATGCTGCTGGAAGGTGGTACAATAAAAGATAACCATGTAGCAGAATGGATAAATAAAAATAGATGGAAATATCAAAACCCATATACTGGAGAAGTAAGAGATTTTAAAGTAGGAGACCGTTTTAATTTAGATTATGGTGGCTACGATAATAAAAATAAGGTTGTTTTAGAAAAGAAAGACTGGACTGGTGGTAAGCACTATCATAAATTATGGAACGCTGATCCAAATGATACATCAAATTATCAAACTTTTCAATTAGACAGGATTAGGAACCGTATAGACGACTTAAAAATTGGCAAAACATCTAACTCTATATACCAGCTTGAAGGAGAATCAGATGAAATGTTTAATTTAAGAAAACAAGATTTTAGTGAGAAAGTTCCCGGATCAACGAGTATGTTGCTGTCAGATTTTCAGAGATCAACAGATCATAACATAGTTGAGAAAGAACATAATATAGTTACTAATGATTTAATCGAAAAGTTAAAAATTAGTAGTAGTGAATCCAAACGTGATTTATCAATAACAAATGGTACGAACTAATGACTGATGAAGAATCTAGGATTGATTTAAAAAAACGCCTAGCTGGAGTCGGAATTGAAGTAGGTAGTGGTATCGGTACAGATTTGTTAACAGGTGCATTATTAAATCCACTTACTTTAAAAGCAACAGCTGGTTTAAGCGGTCTTGCTTATGGTGCTATCAACTTTGGTCAGGGTGCTTATACTAACTATTTAGTACAAAAGCATCTATACGGAGAAGACGAGATTAACTGGGGTGAAGTTATAGGTTCTGGTGCAGCTGGTGCTATACCATTTATGAACATTGGAGCTAGTAAAGGAGTAGCTAAAGTTGTTGGTCAAGCTGGTTCTGTAAAGCGTGGTATTACTGGTGGATTAGCTACAAGTTTAATTAGTGAGCAGACACGGGTAGGTATAGATGAAAATAGACTTTTATCACCAACAGAAATGGCTATAGCTGCTGGAACTGGTAGTATTTTTGGTGGTGGCTTTACAGCTGCTGGTAAAAAGCTACAAAAAGTTCAAGCTAACCGTGCATACAAAAAATATTATGGTAACTATGGCTCACCAGCAGAAGCTGCAAGAGCAAAATATAATGTCAACTCTGATTTACAAGGTAAATTACTAAAAGATATACAAGCTGATGATTATGACTTACCGGTTGTAGATCCAAAAATAGGTCAAAGAATAACAAGCTGGAAAGCTTACGGTGCATCCGATACAGCAACTGAAACAGCTGTCAATTCTTGGATGGGTCGTATGAATATGCCTAAAAATGCAGACGGTGAATATGTATTTGATTATAATGTATACTTAGATGCTATTAAAACTGGTAAAATTAATTCATATACCGATGCACGTATATTTATTGGTACGTTTCAAGCAGCCGGTGCAGCAAAAGCTGGTAAAACTTACGAAAAAACACTTAAAAGAGATTTTATTAGAAGATATAAAACTTTATTTGATGTTTTAGGTATTCCAGATGGTCATTTTCAACCACATCATATTATGCCATTAAAAGCTTCTATGCCTTTATATCACGGTTTAGTGTATGGTAGTGAAGAGTGGTGGAAACTGACTGCACATTTGTTAAAACGAAATATACAAGCCGGAGATAGTTTAGAAAATTTACAAATGCTTATAGGTGCTGGACGTTCTACTACTCCTCGTGCGGGAAGAACACCAGCTACAGGGTCTAAAATAAAACTTAATAAAGGTAAAGTTAAGACACCTCATTCTATACAGCATGCTTATATTAGAGATAGAGATAATGGAATAGGTGAATCTGGTCAATATTTTTTTGACCAAGCTATGCTAACTAAACTTAAGAATGAACCTAATTCTAGAATACCTATTACAGATAAGTTTCTTAATAAAATGCGTAGAGGATTTGATCTAACTAACGACGCTCAACGTATATATAATGGAATGTTTGACATGCGTGAGTTAAGTGAAAAGGATCTTAAACTAGAGTTAGACGGATTAATAGCTGTACTCAACAAACTTGATAACGATGGATATTTACCAGATTATCTTAATGTAAAAAAAGATTTTCAAGTTGATCTTATGTCAAAAGTTATCAAACAAGTTGAGAAAGATGGTAATGCAGACGCATATATCAGAATGATAGAAGGTGAACGAGAGTTACAAAAGATAAAAGAGTCGATTGAAGATGCAACTGCTAAGATGGCACAACTTGATATTAATATTAAGACACTATCTCAAAATATGAGTATAGCAGAAACTCAAAAGTATCTGGCAAAGGTCACTAAACGTAACGCATCTAAATGGTCTATAGTTAGTGATAAAGATGACGCTTTTGAAATGGCTGAAAAGATTTTAAAACCTCAGTTTATTTTACCAAATGGTCAAACAAGAATCTTTAATAATTCTGGTTTAACTTATAAAGTAGCTGTTAATATGCTTGCTAATTTAATATATGAGAATAAATGAACAGTCTACAATTACTAAGACAAGACTTTAAAATGTTTCTACAGGCACTCTGGCACGAGCTGGGGTTGCCTGCACCTACGAGGGCACAGTATGCGATTGCAGATTACTTGCAGAATGGTCCCAAGCGACTACAAATACAGGCGTTTCGGGGAGTTGGTAAGAGCTGGATTACTGGTGCTTTTGTTTTATGGACTTTATTTAATGACCCCGAAAGAAAAATAATGATTATCTCTGCCTCTAAGGAGAGGGCAGATAACATGTCGATCTTCTTGCAAAAACTTATCATTGAGACACCATGGCTAAACTTTTTAAGACCGAAAGCGGACGATTCTCGTTGGAGTCGCATCAGTTTCGACGTCGCTTGTTCACCACACCAAGCACCAAGCGTAAAGTCGGTAGGAATCACTGGGCAGCTAACAGGAAGCCGAGCCGATCTCATGATTTTAGACGATGTAGAGGTTCCGGGCAACAGTATGACGGAGCTTATGCGTGAAAAGCTACTACAACTATGTACTGAAGCGGAGTCGATCCTTACCCCGAAGAGCGATAGCCGTATTATGTATCTCGGGACTCCTCAGACTACTTTTACTATTTATCGTAAGCTGGCAGAGCGTTCGTATCGTCCCTTTGTTTGGCCCGCCAGATACCCAAGAGGAAGAAATATCACCCAGTACGAAGGGCTCTTAGCACCAGAAGTACAGGCAGATATAGATAATGGAGCAGAAGAGTGGGCTCCTACAGATGATCGGTTTACAAACGAAGACTTACTGGAAAGAGAAGCTTCTATGGGTCGATCTAACTACATGTTACAGTTTCAATTAGACACAAGCCTATCAGATGCAGAAAAATTCCCACTTAAGATGGCAGATCTCATTGTTACTAGCGTTAATCCTGATACTGCACCCGAAAACGTCATATGGTGCTCAGATCCAGCCAATGTCATCAAAGATGCACCCACAGTTGGACTACCGGGGGACTATTTCTATTCACCTATGCAACTGCAAGGGAATTGGGAAGAATATGACGAAACCATTTGTAGTGTCGACCCATCCGGTAGGGGAACAGACGAAACAGCGGCTTGTTATCTATCCCAACGCAACGGAATCATCTATTTGCATGAAGTGCGAGCGTACAGAGACGGGTACAGTGATCATACCTTGCTCGACATCCTTAGAGGATGTAAGAAGTACAATGTTACAAGCTTGGTTATCGAAACAAACTTCGGAGATGGAATCGTAAGTGAATTATTTAAGAAACATCTTATACAGACAAAACAAAACATATTTATCGAAGAGGTCAGAGCAAATGTCAGAAAGGAGGACCGTATTATTGACAGTCTTGAGCCTATTCTCAACCAGCATCGCCTTGTTGTTGATCGTGGGGTTATCGACTGGGATTATCGGTCAAACAAAGACAGTGCGCCTGAAGAACGGCTCCTCTATATGTTATTTTACCAGATGAGTCGTATGTGTCGTCAAAAAGGTGCAGTTAAGCACGACGACAGGTTAGATTGTCTAGCACAGGGTGTCAAGTACTTTACAGATGCTTTACATATAAGTGCATTAGACCAAATTAAGATGCGTAAGGATGAGGAATTTCTAGATCAGCTTGAGGCGTTCCTAGATGACCCTCAGAGCAGCGCAAACCATTTAGTGCTAGGTATGTCCTTAGAGCAGCGACAAGCCGCTAGAGGGCTAGATACGGGCAATCACGTACCAAATTGGAGATAAAAACCGATCCCTCACGTATACAGGGGAAGAGAAGGGTGGACTCGACCCCTATGGAGGAGACTAACATCTCCTCCTACACTATTACCGGTTATCATATGAGTTGATAACTCTTAATATACTAACCACTAACCTCCTCTAACAGATATTTACTGTATAATACCGGCGGAAGCCCGTAAATTTTAGCATAAATTTCTGAAGCCATGATATACGACGGAGGGAGGTCGGATTTCCCCCATTGACATCTTAATTATAATAAGGAGGTTGAGTCTCATTGAGTCCGACGAGTCGCTTGAGTCTCAGCGCAACAAGGTCGTAGTCCGAGTGTTACAATGTGTCACGATCTGTTGGCATCTCAGTCTTAGTCCAGTATCATACAGTATTAGACTAAGACTCACAATCATATGCGACTCAAATAAGATGTGTGGTACTGCTCAAATCTTATACCATTCTCAGATTGGACTGCTATAATAGTAGTATAAGACAGATAAGGAGATTCCAAACATGACAAACATTGAGACACAAGCTAAGACAGCCTTCGGCAAGACATTACACTATGTTACAGATCCAGTTTATGCTGATGCACTAACAAGACTAACTGGTAAAAAAACTATAAATGATCTTGACATCATCAATTTACAAATGTTAGGACTTCAAGTTAATGGTGTTAACGCAATCGCACAGTTGGAGCTTGCAGTCTAATGTTGAGATCATATGATTATTACAAGACATTACATGATAGTATTGTTCAATTAGAAACACAATGTAAACAAATAGATTACAAAGTATTACCATCTACTGTTAATTATAAACGCAAGTCAAAGTTTATAAAATGTAATAATAATACTTTTAAGTCTCATAAGAAAGTGGGTTGAGTCCAGTATGATTCTCATGCGACTCACACTCATTCACAATCAGTCTCATGCGACACAGTATACTCATCTGAGATTCCACACATCTCATGACAGTCTCAAGATAAGATGCTATAATATAAGTATAGAGACAAATTTTCGCACACCATCACAATCACAGCACAAGGACGCACATGGCAACAAACAAATTATACAAGGTCGTATTCGACATAGACATAGACTGCGAGGAGCTACTCGACGCAATAGGTCTAGATTACACAAGGTCAGAGCTAGATGACACACAGAACGTCGTGGAAATAGAGCTGACACCATCAGAAGCACATGATGTACTTGACCAGTCACTATTAACATTAACCAACGAACAGACTATCGCAGCTGCTGTACTCAACCACGAACTCAGCGAGTACACAACGTCAGCAGTTATTGAAACACCACAAGGAGACAGAATAATATTTGAGTAAAAATACTCTTGACTTTTATTTTTATCTTTGTTATAATTAGAATACAGGACAAAAAACTATGCTACACCACCTCACACTAGGACGTAACAAGCCAGACGGCGGTTATGTATCAGACTTAGACTGGCAAATGTATTGTCAGGAAGTACTTGACGCTAACTTTGACGGGTATACTATACAGGACGCAACGGGAACGTGGAAGTCTGACTTAGAAGATACCAAGATAGTTATTATCAACACTACTAACCAAGACAAGGTAGAGGATGTCGCTTGGCACTACAAGGATATGTTCAACCAAGAAGCGGTTGGTCACTTTACAACATCACCAATGGAGTTTATTTAATATGACAACAGCAACAGAAGCAGCTTATTATTCAATACTTGACACATACACACCACTTGATGTCAAGGACATACTATTACATGGTGCTAGTCGCAAGGCTGCACATCACAAGACACAGGATGACATACTTAGCTGGTACGCAGATCATAATGAAGGTTTACATCATTCATTACTTGACTCAAGCCCAAGATGCTTTACCTATTACATGACCTGTCAAGCAGCATACAATGCGTCAGACAAGACACATGATGACCAGTATCATTTTATCAGGGACATTGTGTGGCTATACATTGACGGAGTATGCAATGAGTTAGGTAACGAGTATCAACTTAACACCAAGACAAGGGACGAGATACAAGACGAGATGCTTGCTATCGACCTCAAGCACAGAAAAGCACAACTACACGTAATCGACGGAGGTAAATCATAATGTTTAACACATACATAGAGGACAAAGCCATGATACCAGTACTACTAGGATATGACTGGATGGTATCACATGGTACATGGACAGATTGCCCTTACGAAACTTATATGTTTCTCAAGAAGAAGGTCATACATAATGGCAATGCCAGAGAATTATCTTGATTTCCTAATTTTTTATTGTCAAGTTCTTAATTTTTTGCTATTATAATAATATGAATATCTTTGTTACAGACCGCTGCCCAATACAGTCAGCTCGCAACCTACCCGACAAGCACATAGTCAAGATGCCACTCGAGACTTGCCAAATGCTAT